TAGTAACCTGAATAGAGGAGATCCTAGCAAAGTTATTCCTAAACTTTTTATTCCTATTGAGTTCCTTTATAAAAACAAAGTAACCGTTGAAGAACTTCCTGTTTCAGACTTATCATTATCCCCTGACTCTATTCCTTCACCACCCGCTATTAAACGTGTAGCAGGTGCTCGTAAACTCAGTCAAACCAATAGATTTTGCAAGTGTATCAAGAAAGTTAGAAAGACCTTTCGAAATGAAAAAGGACCCATTGCGGTGTGTGTTAAATCAGTCTTATGGAAGCAAGGACGAACTCTCAGACGATTCAAATGTGGAAGAAATGCTAGAGTCATCACGCAGAAGAGAAAGTAACTCCAAACCCTTCTAGAGCCTGTTTAGCAGCCATCTGTTCTGCTTTCTTGCGTGTAGTTCCTTCACCTGTTTCTTTCATGATTTTTCCTTTCAATGTGATCGTTACCCGAATTAAAGGATCACTAGAGTCTATCATAGTATACGTAGGAGTTGTCGCAAACTCACGCTGACAATACTTCTGAAAGATATCCTTGTAGTTGGTGATAGTAGTGACAACATCCTGGATGTCCAAATAGGCCTCCAGAACGTTGGTGACGAATACATAGACAATGTTAAATCGGTTTCCACAATCTGTCCATAGCGCACCAATAAAAGCTTCAAAGATGTCTCCAAGTTTCTGTATATTTCGTCGTCCATTAATAGCCACAGACTCCTCGTTGTGGCGAGAAATGACATAGAATGTATCCAGTCCGACTTTTTGGCATAAGGCTCCAATACGCTCATTGTTGACGAGCTCTTTACGAGCATCAGTGAGGAATCCCTGCTTTTTGTCAGGGTACTTACGTCGTAGATAGGTTGCAACGCAGACTCCGAGCACAGAATCTCCTTCAAACTCGAGACATTCATAGGATTCATCTTGAAGGGGCATGACACCAGAGGGACACGGAGCAAGAGACGCCGGTCGTCCATCGGGGGTAGTGTATTCGGATCGTTTAACGTAGGTGGTATGGACCATTGAAGTTTGGAAGACTCGGGGGTTGGAAACGCGATAATGAGGAAGACCATGGCGATGTAAAATACGGTGGATATCCTTTTCTGTGAAGAATCGGTTACGGGCATTGTAAGGTGAGTAGACATCTGTCATTATGGCTTGTAGTTTCTATCCAATCTTTTATCCGTTTTTCTACACAATGGGAAGCGCTCAATCTATGGCTTATACTGAAGAACCAGATCCTCTACCGAAACAAGAAACGGCTAAATTGATTGAACTTTCAAATGTTCGGTATAACACTCCATGGAAACGTGATATGGCTATTGGATTAGTCTTCTTCAATCCTGCAAAGTCCAAACGTATGGTGATGAACTACTTTTACACAATTGAAAAACTTAAATTAGCAAACATCCCCTATTATACTTTGGAGTTGGTGTTTGATAAGCAAGAGCCTGAAATCGCAGATGCCTTTCATGTCTGGAGTAAATCCATTCTTTTTCACAAGGAGAATCTCTGCACCATTCTAGAATCAAAAATTCCTTGGAGGTTTTCTAAAGTATTGTTCTTGGATGCCGATATCATCTTTGGCAATCCTCACTGGTATTGTGAAGTCTCAGATGCCTTGAATAAAAATGATGTAGTTCAGCCGTTTACTTCTGCAGTGTGGATGGATATCACATATACAAAAATCATGCAAGAACGAGCATCCGTTCTCTACATGAATCGTAAAGAAACATTCGATCATAAGTTTCATCCAGGATTTGCATGGGCATTCCGTCGCAGATGGTTTCGCAAAGTGGGGTTCTTTGAATACGGAATCACAGGAAGTGGAGATACGCTTTCAGCTGCAGCATGGTTAGATGTCAAGTTTCCAACAACCTATCTTAAACCTGCATTGATTCCTGCTTTCAAAGAGTTCTCTAGTCTTCCAAAACCTAGAATAGCATGTATTTCTGGATCCGTCTATCATTTGTGGCATGGAACTCATGTGAATCGTAGATACGTAGATCGCCATGCAATCTTAGATGGAATCCGAGATGTTAGAACCATCATGCGACCTAACTGGCATGGTGTATTTGAATTTAGTGTTCGCGGAATGTCTGAGAAACTCCACGCCTACTTCCTTCAGCGCGAAGATGATGGCATTTAAAAATATTGTGTTGTTGAGTATCATATCACGTTGATGGTGAAGCCTTTGTATACTTTGGCTACCCGTCTCCTGAGCACGAATGGTTCGTTAGTGTGCACGATTTCGCGTATCCAAAAAGGGTTTCTTCCCCATCAAAGTTTGGACCAAGCTAAACAACAACTCGCAGAAATTCAGCAGACTCTACGGGAAATTGAGGAAAGTCTTAAAGACGAAACTCAATCCCGCTTTGCAACAACTTTAAGCTCAAAACCGTAATCACTTTCCACCATCTTCTCTTCTTGTCGTTTAACAATTTCAAGCATCACAGCTTCACTTCTTTCAGGAATCAATTCATCTAAATACGCTTTCAATTCCTTCTTAGACATTGTCCAACCTCTCTTCCACTGATTTGGATATTTAACAGCAAATGACATACCCGATGTTGCAAGACTAATCTTGTCGGGTAAGGCATCTCGAGAAGTTGCATACAAAGCAGCTAAGTCTAGTTCAATAGTTCGGCGTTCATCTCGGAGTTCTGATGCACGAGCATTGACTTCATTAAGTTTACGGGTAATTTCAGCATATTCTGAGAGAATGGGTTTAAGAGCTTCCATGGTATACTGTTTATTGCTTGAATGATTTAGTATCCGTTTTAAACAAGGGATGTCTTGGCTTGATGATGAAGAAATTGAGAGACTTCGAACAGTGTATAATAAAGAACATCCTAAGGAATCACCCATTTCAAAGGGAACTCCTGAAGAAATGTGGACGAATATTCAACATCGTCTTCAAGATAAGTGTTCTACAGGATCTGCAGAATGTATTGTTTCATCTTTAATGCAAAGACCTCGAGCACCTAAACAATGGAGTGTCAACCGATATGAATGGTTATCGTCAGATGATATTGACCATGTTGAAAAGAACTATATGGAACTCTTTCCAAAGTATTACTTTGTAGGATGTATTCCAATTGACTTTGATTTGAAGTCAGAGACAAATGAATGTATTGTCAGCTCACTTTGTAAGATTAAACTAACAGAACTCTCTAAGAAATATGATCAGATTGGTATTATCTTTAATACCGATCCACATGATGGACCTGGTGAACATTGGATCGCATTATTTTGCGATATCCGTGAAGAACTTGAATATCCTCGTATCACCTATTTTGATTCGTATGCTCATGTACCTGAAAAGGAAATCAAGAGACTTATGAAACGTTGGAAGGAACAATGGGATGCTACAGGCAAACATGCTAGTCCAATGAAAATGACCTTTAATGCAACAAGACATCAATTCAAAGATTCTGAATGCGGAATGTACTGTTTATATTTTCATCGAGCCTGTTTGATGGAACAGCCAATGGAAACCCGAATTCCCGATGACGTGATTAATGGATTTCGTCAACTCTTGTTCAGAGTTCCAAAAATAGAAACGGGTAAGAAGTAATGGAACTAGCCATCGGACTTGGACTTGTAGGAATTCTTGGATATACAATTTGGCATGATGCAACTGTTCCGGAAGGTGTTCCTGAAATTGTCGAACGTAAGCGTTTATGCGACTACTACGTTACAGGTGGAGTCTATGAAGAAGTCAAGGATGTCATTGCAAGTGGTCGTCGTCTACTAGAGGTTCACCTCTACGCAGATGAGAACGGAAAGCCAATTGTAGCTAAGAAGGCATTGAATCTTGGTTATGATTATGCGTATGACTACTGGACTTTTGATTCGGTGTGTGTAGACTTAATTCAAGCATGGGAAAACACCGAAGAACCATTCATTCTATCGATTGTTCCTCATTCAGTTAACAACGTCACTCTTAATCAAGCAGCAGAATGTCTCAAAACAACAGTTCGGCGTCATTTGGTCAAAGGTATAGAACCCTCTACACCTTTAGATGACTTGAAAAATAGGTTAATACTTGTCTCCGATAACGTTCGGGGATCAGAATTAGGAGAACTTATTAACCTATCTTGGTCGGAATCCAAGCTACGTCGTATCTTATATGCTCAAGCAATGTATCCTCGCGATGAATATGAACTCATTGCGTATAATCGATCAGCAATCACCATTGTAGTTCCAGATTCTACATTTGGGAAAGAAACATTAGATCCTCGCCTCGCGTCTGCAAATGGATGCCAGTGGCTTTTATTTTCAACTTCAGTTCTATCAAAAGGGTTCGTTGAAAAACCATTGGGTTTACAATAACTTCTTCACTTCTTAATAAATGTCTGAAGTAGGTGGTTCTAAACGAAGACCGAGTAAGTGGTTAACGCATGTCAAGAAGACAATGAAGTCGCACAAGGGAAAGAAGTTTGGCGACATCCTCAAGATGGCCAAGAAGACCTACAAGGGTGGTGCGGATGTCACTCCTCATAATGACTTTGGTGCAGATGCAGATATTAGCAGCGCAGGTCCTAACAGTTCAAGTCCTTTCCACCCAAGTGACGCAGCCCCAGTCGGCGGTCGCCGCCGAACTCGCAAGGGTGGCCGCCGAACTCGTAAGCATTAAAACGGATTTCTTTGCGTCAAAGTAATAGAAGCTCCAAATGGACGAACCCCCTAAAACCAGACAAGAACGCAAGAAACGACCTCGTGAAAAACGTCCTGAAGTCTATTCAGCTAAACACGCACGTCTTACCGTTCAAGCATTCACGAAACCCAAATTAAAGTAATTTATGATGAGAAACCCTATACGTCTTCGCATGGTCTCTGGATTTTGTTCTTCCGCCTCCAGAGAGTTTGCGACATGTTTTTCCATGATACGTCTTCTTGGAGCAACCGCTTCTGTAATACGCAAGATGGTGAGCAAATCCTTTATACGATGGCATTGAAGTTCCAACCTTTTTGGATAAAACACTCAGTAATCCATGCATCCATTTCATATATGCGGAACGAGATGCTAACTGAGGTTCATGTTCAGTGATGTAGTCTTTATAGACACTTCTGAGTTCTGCAAATGGATATACCTTTTCAAGAGCGTGAAGAAACGTTCGCTGAACTGCCATCTGTTCGGGTTCTGGTTTTTCGGGATAGTTTGCTGAGATGGAAGCCAAAAAGTCACCGCCAGGCACAGCGGTCGGTTTCAAAGCAAGATAGTGTTTCTTAACATCTTCAAACTCAGGATCAGGTCCAGGATCTAAGACTGCGGGATCATTTTTGCATTGAGTTCTAAGTTTATGGTTCACTCGATTATGAAGTTCGTACAACCACTTTCCAGGATCGCCGCGTAGGGGGTGTTCATGAACAAACTTGGTTGTAGACTCTCTGCAAAACTTACAAGGCAATACATCTTTCATCTGATTCAATACGTCGTCGGGATGTTTAGAGGTGAACGCAATCAAGTGAAATAATTGCCATGCACTCGGCCCAAAATATCGGGTGTCCATTGTCTTTACGAAATAAAGTATGTGGTTCTTAATAAAAATGCTTGATACTCGGGATATTATCATTCTCACGGCTTCGTTTTATCTTGGAGGTGTTGTTGGAGAGTTCTTCAAGTCTCTTTCTGAGGACATCCTTACCCCATTGCTCGCACCCGCCGCTGCAGCCGGCAAAGGTGTTGGTGCTTTCTCAGTGACAATGGGCGGAGTCACCCTCAAGCTCGGTGAGGTCTTGGTTGCATTCGTCAACCTCGTGGTGTCATTCGTCTTGGTCATCTTCACAATTGGACTCCTTAGAACTTACGTTTTGTCACGTATCGGCGCAAAGCGCGTCGAGTAAATTTGCGGCGCCTTCTTCTTCCTCCACTTTCATTAATACGTATTGCATCTTCCAAGGGTGGTGTTTCCTCCTTTCCATCTGAGCATACGTTTTTATCATTTTCTATTTTCTTCAACTCTTCCAAAACTTTCAAGAGTGTGTCGTCTCCCGACAGGTCTTGATAGGGTCCATAAGGTTGATTCTTCTTAACACGCCCCCACAATGCAAAAGGTTTTACCAAAATTCCATTCTGATAGTTAGATGAATTTACAGAATTAGATGGTAGATCATCAACGATGATTGTATCACAAGGTTGAAAGATATTTTTAGTATACCACAGATAGTACAAATCTTTACCGTTACCTATTTTTTCACCAGAAGCTTCTGCATCAACATCACCCCAAACATTTTGAATAGGGCAACCTGTTTCAGCAGTAATCATTTTTGCAACAGTGTTTCCGTATTCAACATCAGACCAAGTCCATAAATTAACGGATTTCACGAGACCCCTGAGAGTTTTGAAAAATGTATGAAAGTGAGGACGAAGAACAAATCCATCCTTAAACTTATATTTGCTACGTTCAGTCTCAGGAAGTTCATCCCATTTTCCATCGTTCTTTAGTATGAATTCTACAAGTGTATTGTCAATGTCTAAGACCACATTCAGCTTACGATCACCCACGATTACCTTATTCTCGTAAAGAAACTTAAATGGAATATTAATTCTGTCTACATAAGGTTCGATTACTGAAAAAGGCTTCTCAACTAAGAGAATATTTGAATAATCTGAATAATTATTCGGAGCTTCTTTATATCCTAGTTTTTCAAGTTTGGTTTTTGTTAGTTTATCAATAAGGAATGTTGCTTTTAATTTATAGATAGTATGTGGTTTAGCATTGATTCTAGTTTCAACACCGGGTTTATCATTAAGTTTTAAAACTACATTTTTGCCTTTGTTTGAAACCATCCATTCTTCCCATACAATTGAATCATCTTTAGATGGAGATTGATCTACATACCAAGTTTCAAAATGTCCACTTTTAGTTTGTAAAAAGCCTGGATTTGTAGCTTTTTCATCTTTATAGAAAGTTCCACCTCCAAGTACAATCACCTCCTCTTCGTTAGAAATATATTCGTTAAAAAGATCGTTGCGGTTTGAGCTCTGTGGATTTTGTGTAAGTAATAGAAGATGATTTAGTTCACCTGATTTAGCACGTTTAAAAGATACATCTAGAAGTCTAATTGCAAGTACTCTCTTCAAATGAATTGTGAACAAACAACACTTAGCCTGTTTAAGTCTACTAAATTTTGATTCTTCAGTAGTATCTGTAAAATTAACTGCTCCTCTACTGTCAAGTGATGTAGAGATAAAGTTCTTTCTTCCTTCATTGAAATCAATTGTAGTCTGCATGTTTTTTTGTCCACGATAGACTGTAATTGAAAGTCTTTGATTTGCTCGTCGTATAATATCAGGTATACGATTTAAACATTCAATAGGACATCGTGTGTCAGATTTTTCTGCTAAAACATATGAGAATAAATCTGCTTCATCTTGAGGAGGTAGCTCCATTTAAAAAATTGGTAAGATTATAATAAATGGCTTGGTATAATCCGTTCTCATGGGGAAAAACTGAACCTGAAACTCAATCTGTCTCAACTCTTCCTCCAGCAACAGCGGATCCATCTATCACTGGTGCTCGTCGTCGCAGAACACGGTCCGGTCGCAAGGGTTCTAAGCGTTACCAATCTAAGCGGGCCCGAACCGGAAGGAAGTCCATCCGGTAGGTGGATGCTTTCCATACACAGTCTCCATTCGCTTCTTTAGTTCTGCAGGAGAACCCTTAAAGATTTCATTATTCTGTTTCCATTCCTTCAATTGTCGGTTCATTGTTCCTGTTGTAACGGGCTCTACTTCAGCACCAGGTTCAAGAGGATGTACAAACTCACGGATGAAACGGGCGATAACGTCCGACTCCTCCTGATACTCATTCGTATACTCCATCACTTTTGCAGGAGGTACAATCTTGCGCCATCCATTACCCTCTTTGTAGACAGCAATTAGATACGAGATAAAGCACGTAGCCCATTCAGTACTCACCATCTTTGCGACAAGTGATTCATCGATTGGCTTTTCATTTGGTAGTTTTGGATCCGCAACAAACTTGCTAGTGAACCCGACAACACAGAGACGGCGCCAAGTACCTCCATCCGTTGCATTGATCTTTGGTTTCTCATTGCACGCCAAATGGAAACGTGCCTGAATGTCAAAGTCAATCATCTGCTTAGATCCTTGATACAAATCTCGACATGTGATCTTCTCACATGAAGCCAATTCCTTCATCAAACCTGTATTCAAAGGAACTTCCTCATCAGGTTCTTGCATTGTCACAAATCGACGTCCCTTCATACGTACAAGCTCAGGAGCAGCAGCAGCCGATTTATTACGACCTTGTGTTAAAAGTGAGATCGGAGCTTTGCAAGTGTAGTCTCCCATTGCAGTCGACATCAAGTTCATCAACATAGATTTACCATTTGAACCAGATCCAGTCAGAATGTGAAACTTTTGAGCTTCATTTCCACCTGATAGGCATGTACTCAAGTGATGAACAAAGTAGTTGCGAACCGTTTGATCTGGTAGAACCTCTCGCATAAACTTATCAATTTCAGCCCAACATTCAAACGCTGTATAAGGTTTGTTATCATCGTAATCAAGCTTTGTAGAGAAACTAACGTAATCCTCAGGTTGACCTTGACGAAACTCCATTGTCATCGTATCGAATACACCGTTATTGAATCCAATTAGATTCTTGTTCTCATCTAGCTTACCTGCAAATGATTCGTCTAAGAAGAGCTCACGACACTCTTTCATCACATCTGATTTGAAACTTGTCTTCTTCAACTTAAGCCTCATGCTAGAGAATGCCTTCTTTCTAGACTCTGCAGTACAGACTGGGCACTCTGGGTCAGGTTGCTTGTGATCGCAACTTCCTAAATTTCGGATTGTCACAAACTCAGACTGCTCCTTATCCAGATAGTTTTTTGATATTTCTTGGGACAATCTACATCGAAGAGCAATTCCTCCATCTGTTTCACGCCATCCATTACCAACAAATTGATACCAAGAGTTTGTTCCATATCGAGCACACTTGAATTCATCTCCGAATCTTGCAAAGACAACTCGTGCTACATCATTTTCGGTAGCAGTCATTGCAGACTCCTCAATAAGACGATCAATATTAGCGTCCTCTGCTCTTTGATATCCCTCCTGATTGTCTGTGCGTGACCAGTTTCGAAGAGAATTCTCACTCAGTTTTGGACCATCTGTTCTAAACCCAAATGAGTTCCACTTAGTTAGAGCTTCTCGTTGATTATAAGTGTCTCCGATCTTTGAACTAAAATCAAACCAAAGATCCACTAGGTCTGGATGAATGTTCTTTAGACATTGACCTACATTAATCCAATCGGCATAGCTTGTATAACGAAACTCTGCAAGATTATTAATATGACTCTCGTAGTAGTTTAGTTTTGCCTCAGTTAGAGGTGCCATATAGTTGCGACCAGGAGAGCTTCCTCGTGAAGGAGCATCTTCAACGCGCGTTGCCTGACGTCCACGACCTGCTGCGGTAGCACGTCCTCCTGAAATTTGAACAACTTCACGTTCAGGTTGAACATGAATATTTTGCTTTCCAAATTCAGTCATTGGAGATTCCTCAGTTGAAGCAGATCTGACCGATAAAAGCTTCATCAATTCAGGTGTGATTGGAACAGATGTATATTCTTCTGTACTAACATCTCCCGTTTCATAATTCCAATCTACGACATAACGAATTTGATAAGGCATACCATCCTTTTTCTTAGATCCAAGAAGTGTCCAATTATTTGTATGTGTTAGAGGCTGTTTATCATACACATCTTCCCACTTTCCACGAAACTCAAGACCATTAAAATATTCTTCCATCTTGCGTTGATGAAGAATAGATCTTCGAATAGCTTGTTCAACACCAGCATTAGTCTTTAGAGTAGGGACTTGAATATGAACACCAGAACTAGAGATCTTCTTTGCTGTATCAAATGTAGGACTATCTTTCTCTAGAACATAGATTTGAACATTCTCATTGATCTGAATATACTTCTTCACTTCTGCCATATAGCCCTGGATAAACTTCAGAACCTGTTCTTGATTATGACGGTGTTCATCAACACGTCCATCAAACTTGATATCAAGATCAATACGAAGTTGTCCAATTGTAGTATTCTTCTCGGTCAGATATCTTGGAACTGAGTTCTTCAAATCTGCACAATAAAGCTTCCGAAAATCATCCATAGAATCCTCGGGAACATTCCACTTTTCTCGATTATCAAACGACCATAAGTTAAATGGACTTTTATCTGTAACACGAAATCCCGCTCTTTTGGTCTCACTAGGAGAATCGGGATCGCCATTTAGGAAAAGGTCAAGCTTCGTAATAGGCATCCTGTAATACTAAGAGGGATTACATTGCAGCTAAACTTCCATTTTAAACGCGCATAGCCTTCCAAAAAAATGGAAGCTCTTTAGTACAAGTAGACCTAGATACAGAATGAAGTTTTGTATGAAATGCGATAATATGATGTATAGCATTGAAGAGCGAGAAGGGTCAGCCTTTCTGAAGTGTAGACAGTGTGAATACGAGGAGCCTATTACCAAAGAGAATCCAGTGGTCTATGATCACGATTTAATGCAAGATACGTCGATTCAATACTCTATCAACCCGTATCTCAAGCATGATCCGACACTTCCTCGGTTTACAGTGATGAAATGTCCAAATCCAGTCTGTAGTACTAAAGGTAAGGAATCTAACATTGTTGGCATCAAGTTAGATGCTAAAAATGTAGTATGGATGTATCAGTGTGCTGTGTGTGATGCTACTTGGAAACAAGCGGCACGGGGCCCGTAGACCCCTTGTGGGACGTGGCCCGTAGACCCCTTAAACTGGTTGACGAACTGCTTTATATGCCCCAGTAGCCTTTGTATCCACACGAGCCAACTGTGGTGTTGGAGCATAAACACCAGACCATTTTGCAGCTGTAGTAGGAAGACCACCTACTTGTTGTGTCTTACCTGAACTCAATGTTCCTGACTGTGTTAATGTAACTAAACTTTTTGGATTATTTACGTATCCAATACCATTGTAAGGACGAACACGAGCATTTCTAACAATCGTACTATTTGGATTGGGATATCGTGTCACATTTATGACTCCAGATGCACCTGTTACAGCAGATCCTGTTGCTGAATTTGCAACTGCAAAGACAGTTGAACTTGGAACAAGAGCAACATTAGCTAAAGTTAAATTGAATGCAGATGTAGAGAGTCCAGTAATTGTTATATTCTGGATATTTGTTACAGTAAGAGCGTGAGCTGCAGCTGTAGTGTAGTATACATATCCGTTAATACGACCAGTTGTAGACGTTGTTTCTGCAGTTCCTGATGCAGTATTTTCAACCTTAAACTGGGTAGCAGTAAGTCCATTTACAATAACAGTTTGGTTAGAAAGATTAAAAGCAGTTGTAGTAGTAAATCCTGAAATTGTAACTACCATTCCAGCAGTTAAACCATGAGCTACAGATGAAGTATATGTAACTGTTGTACCGGAATCAGTTGATGCTGCACCCGTAAGTGTTGTGGCCGATGCGGCACTGATTGTAGTGGGTACTCTTTCTACAACTGTAGTAGAAGGTGTAACTGCATAGGCTGCTTGACTTGTAAGCAACTGAGCATTCAAGATAGATTGTGATAGAAAAGGTTGAGCACGGGTTTGAATTGGAATCGGCACAGTTCCATTACGATACGCCTGAGACGCTGCCTGTGCTTTAATGAATGTTGTATAATCCGAAGCAGACAAAGTCGGCATTTGTGATTAGAGACGGAAAATACGTCCGCCAACAAAGTTAGGTGATTTCCATTGAGGTGTTGCAAGAACACTTCCTTGTCCAGGAAACTCAGCCTTGGTAAGTGTTCCAATATCGTATTTCAGAGGAGCCACGAAGGTTCTGGACTGTTTCGTTGGATCCGGTGTAAAAGTTGCTGCAACTCTTGCAACTCTTGTAACATCAGAAGGTTGTGTTGGAAGAACTGGCATTTATGTATTCGTGAGAATAGAAGGAGCTGTGCGATGTATAAAAGGAGCTGTGCGACGTGTGCGACGTGTGCGACGTGTAAAACGGACAAAAGAAGTCCAACTCAAGAGTAAGGTATAATGAGTGCAATTGATTTACATCCTGAAGTGCGCCCTGTCTTTCGTGCCGAAGTGGCAGAAATGATCAAACAACCTCGTATTACACAGCCTTATTTCACAAAGTATGAATATACAGCTTTGATTGCAACTCGCGCACAACAACTAGCAGAAGGAGCTAAGCCTTTGATTGATTTGAAAGGACTCAAGACATCGGACCCTATGTTTGTATGGACCGTTGCGAAGAAGGAAATTGCAGAGAGAAAGCTACCTTACATTATTAGGCGACAGCTTCCAAACAATACATCAGAGTTTTGGAGTGTTCAAGAGATGGAAATCAATTGGTAGTCACTTCATAGCAATCGCAACTACAAGTGCTAAAAGCATATAAATAAGTCCTTCATTCCAACCGTGTTGAGCAGTAAAGAATCCTCCTCCAAACATATCAGCAAGTCCACCTCCGATAGTATGAAGTAACGCAATGACTATGATGATAATTAATAACCAGTTTTTGTACATTTATTATTTAAACCATCAACATAATAATTATGTATGAATCAGGAAGGTATATCTTTAGGATGGAATTGTGATAGTGCAAAGATAGGTGTAAAAATGGGTATACGAAATACAAAACTTAACGGATATAAAACTTGTCCGTTTGATGAAATAGTTACAAACTATAGGGGAGTAATCGATTGTATAATGGATGACTTTCAATATTTATGTGATACAAG